AAACCAACAAGTCTACTATGCGCCCTATGTTTTTCTTTCAGTTGGGATTGAATGTCTTTCAGCTTGGTGAACTTCTCCTCAATCTTTGAAGCATTGGATATCTTCTCATGCATACACTCAATATCATCTTGAAGGTCAGCAATCTTTCTCTTCTTCTTGAAAATCTCTTCTTCATTATCAGAAATTAAAGCTGTTTTTTCAACCAAAAGTTTTCTTTTATTTTCCTGTAAGTCTTCAATATACTTCTCTTTCAAAGAAATTTTTTCAGAAGTTAGTTCAGCTTTGTATTGAATATCCTTCATACTATCATCAATTGTTTTTAGTTTCTGTTTGAGAATCATATTCATCAAAGAAAAGATTTGGATATCCAAAATCTCCTCAACAACATCTCTACGATGCCGGGACTTCAATTGCATGAATGGAACAAATGTGGATGAACCAAGAATAACAACCTGTGTAAAACTACGGTAGTTCAACTTTAGGATTTGCTGTTCCAGATACTTCTGGTAATCTCTGGCATTCGCATCCTGATTATACATCTTGTCATTGATGTAAATCTCAAATACATTTGGCTTGATGCCACGAACAACCTTTACATTCTTACCACCAACCCTAAACTCCACCTCAACAATACATCCACTACCATTAACAGTATTGAGAAGTTGTGGTTTATTGATGTTACGAAAAGGTTTGCCAAACAACCCAAAGCATAATGCGTCAAGCACAGTAGATTTCCCTGCGCCGTTCTCACCAATAATGAGTGTTGTTGATTCCTTGTTTAGTTGTATTTCGGTAAAATTATTTCCAGTTGATAAAAAGTTCTTCCACCTAACGCATTCAAAAGTGATCAAATTTCCAAATCCTGTGCTTCAGTATATAAGGTTCTCATTGTATTTTTCAGTCTATCTTTACTTAGGTCTACGGACAACTCGTCAATATATTTTTCCAGCAATGTCATCGTATCTTCTGTATTCTCAACGATATCATCAGATACATTGTTCGCATCCATCTCTGAAAAGTCTTCAACAATCTTAACATCATGACAGTCTGCTGTCAAGAGCTTATCAACAAATTGATCAAACTGGAATAGGTCTTTCTTATTGACTACCACCAGTTTCACATACTTATTCTTATATTTTTGAAAATCATAAGCAGTCGCAGAAGGGCCAATCATATGACTATAATCATTAACTGTATCATCATAGTAAATCTTGGAAAAGATGTTGTATGGATTTACAATACGCTCAAGCTCTCTTGTCTCTGTATCAAATATATGAAATCCTTTTGGGTCTTCCCAATCATTCCAATAGATTTCATATGGTGTGCCGAGATAATACACCTGACCATCATCTGACTTGTGATGATAATGACCACTCATAACTGTATCAAACTTTCTAAACTCTTGCTTGTCCCAGCCATGATCCATATACATACCCTTCTGCATCTCAAAGCCATTCAACTCTAAATGGCCCATACAAATTTGAGCAGTTGTCTCATCAATCATACCCATAGAATGAATATAATTTTGACTGTTTATCCAAGGCATGAAAAGAATTTTACACCCATCAAAGTCTACCTCTTGTGCTTCTGGGTATACCTTAATGTTGCGAAATTTACCACCTACAAGTTCCTGTAGTGAGTTCACATCGTTAGTATTCTTATAGAAGGTGTCATGGTTACCAACCAACATGTGTAAATTAACTTCCAGTTGACTGAATGGCAATATAAATCTTTCACGAAAGTCTTTCGCAGTCTTGTACGAAACAAACTTTCTACGATCCATAACATCACCCAAATGAATGCAAGTTTTTATGCCATGCTGATGTAAGTATGGAAAGAACACACCCTCATAGAACTTATAAAAATAATCATTAAAATTTGCGTTGTCATTTCTAGCGCCAAAATGAGTATCAGTAATCAATGCAATTTTCAAGTGTCTTTCTCCATAAAAACTTCCAACCCTTTTTTCTTTGCTGGCTCTTTTTTCTTTGGTTTATAAACATCTTCTTCTGGTAAGAATAATTTAGTATCAATTCCCTCAACATAATAAGAAGAATCATCTCCTTCCATTGTGGTGAATGAATCATATGCGTCACGCTCAATCATTTTATTTCTAACGTGACTTTGTTTCTTCTCTTTCGCAATTCGTCTAAGGAAAGCGTAATAGATGATTTGCGTAAAGTATGCGAAAGGATTTTTTGATTTTTCTGGATTGAAGTTTTTAACATATTGCAGGCAGTTTTCGATACCATCAGAAACCATATCTTCTCTATATGTGTAATTAATAAAGTTTGGTTTATAAGCTAGATGAGTAGCAATCTTTAGAAAGCATTCACCAATGTAGTTTGTTACAGGTGGTGTTTGTTTTCCATTCTCTTCTGCGAGATCATATTCTTCACGCCATTCAATCATTGCTTGTAGAAATTGTTTATTGTCTACATAATGAATACCTTTTTTCTTTGCCATTTAAATCTCCAAATAATATATCTTATAATACTACTTACAACAACAAAAGTCAAGTCCCTTTATTTTTTTCATTAGGAGACTTGACTCAGGTAAAAAAAGAGTGTACATTAAGTATGTGGTTGGGTCAATGAATAAGTTTAGATTCTGCTTTAATCTCTTCTAGAAGATCATCATATACATCTTCATCTGTATTATCTTCGGGAATTAAGTTATCTCCGTTGTCCCAGCTATCATCAATTCTAAGCATCACATATTCATAATACTTTGACAATCCTACGGAGGCATCAGCTATTAAGATGCACTGATTCTTTTCAATATTGAAATACTTCTGGTCTGTAAAATGTTGCATCCACGGAGTCAGGTTTAAGGTTTCGCCTATTCCACCGTTTCGGCTTTTTATTGGAATAACATCCATTCTTAGTGGATTCATGATATCATATATTTTATCATCGTAATCGTTGATTTCGCACACAATCATTTCGCCGTTAGACAATTTCAAAACTTTATAAGAATCTGTGTTCATTTTAAGTTTATCCTTCTAATTTCATAATCAAATTTCTGGTCATCATATATATTTAGTCTTTCTTTAAAGTGTCTTAGAGTGAAATTTAGTTTAGAATCGAGAGAGAGGTCATCGGATATATCATAAAGTCGTAAGGTCTTATCCCCTCCTTGTTGTCGCAACCCACGCCCAAGCGACTGAAGCACTCTGATTTTGCTTTTCGAGGGGCTTGCAAACACGATGTTGTTGATGTTGCGAATATTAATACCAGTGCTGAAAGTACCATAACTCGCAACAATAACGGCATCCTTTTCATTTTCTACAATCTCTCGTATCTCTTCCCTGATATCTGTAGCTACGCCACCATATACAAAGAAAACTTTTCTGTCTTTGTATTTATCGTGTATTATATCATACAGAATCTTACCATGCTTCTCTACGAACTGAAAAAGAACGAGAGTATTGCCACTGAGGTGGCCCACAAGATCGCATACGAAAGTATTCCTTTCAGCCTTAGTGACGATGTATTCCAGTTCTGCGGCATATTCAAAATCCTTTACTATTTGCCTATCCTCATCAGGATATTTTAAAATTATACAATCAATCTTTAGGTTAGCTAATGTTTTATCATCAATCAATTCTTTGGTGGTTACAACATATTTCGCTTTACCAAACAATCCTTCCAACACCAATCTGTGTGTTTGAGTTCCATCTAATGTGCCTGTTAGTCCAAAACGATATTTGCAAGTGTCAAGCTTTGTCATAATACCTGTAAGCGACTTTGCTTTAAACAAGTGTGCTTCATCACCAAACACTGCACCAAACTGTCTAAAGTATTGTCTAGGCATTCTGTGAATAGATTGCCAAGTAGATATTACAACATCCTTTGTTACCTTCTTGTCATAACCCTGATATATTTTCTGGCAATATGTTCCAGAACTCCATCCATAGTCCTTAAAATCTTTATACATCTGTTCGACAAGCGAAGTGGTTGGAACCAAGATCAAAGTCTTTAGTTCCATCATTTGGTAGTAACGAACAAGACAATATATTATTAATGACTTACCGGAAGCAGTAGGAGAAATAAGCAAAGAACGATTTGTGGCGATAGCGTGGGCAATGGCATCAAGTTGATAATCTCGTACTTCAATTCTTTTTCCATTAAGGGTGGGTCTAAGCCCTCGCACAAACCCTTGCACCACACTTCTGGCAACATCTCTTTTACTTGTGATCCCGTCTGCGACTTCATAACCTTCACCATTATTATTAAGATATTCT